AACGAAGCATTCTTGAAAGATATTTATTTAAAGCTGTTTCATAATCATTTGAACCAAAACCTGATATTACATTTTTACCAGCCAATACCGAACCTGATCCATATTTTAAAAGACCAGAATTTGGATCTCTACCAATCATATCTAAACCTTCGGTAATAGTTAAACCATCTTTACTAGTTCCACCTATTTTTTTACCAGTTGTTGCTTCTAGAAAGTTTAACTGCATAGGAAGTGCTGCATTGTAAGTTGGAGAGTTTGGATTAAAAGGACTTCGTAATTTACCTAGCGCAGTTGCAAATGAAGGAATAGTCATACCTTGTGATTGTTTTAATAATCGATCCCCAAGTGTGCCTTTTATTCTTGGTTGAAAAAATTTACTTTCTTTAAATTTGTTTCCTACTTTATCAAAGAAACCCATTAAACCTTCTCTTGGTTCTACGGATCTGTCAAATCTATATTTGTTAGCTTGTGCTGTTGGTTCTAAATAATTAAATCTTGGATC